GCCTTCAGGGTTAGTAACTTTGTATCCTGTGTCAGTTCTTAGTAGTGTTTTAATACTATCAACTTTGTTTAACTTATTTATCAGTAGGTTCTTTAGTACAATTATTGCATTGTAGACTGTTAATGCACTTGCTATACCATCTAAGTTTGTGTTTATTTCATTTGTAAAATTTTCTATATCATCTAGCCTACGTTTTACTGCTGGACTTTCTGGATCTTGATTTTTAAGTTTGCTTATTTCTTTCTTTCTATATTCTGTATACCAACGCACTAAATCATTTGAAAATAAATTAACATCTCCAACCTGAGGTTTATCTTGTTTTATTCTTGAATTAACATACTGTTGGAGAAGTTTAGCATACTGTTGAACTGTAGTAAAATCTGCTTGTTGTATTGATTGTTCTGCTATATCTAAAGCATTGTTCATTTTTGTTTTTTCATCATTACGTAAACTTGCTTCGCCACTTAAATCTTTATATGTAGCATCATCAAACCATACACTGCTAACTTGATTTAGTTTACTTACGTCGGCACCAAAACTTGCATTCATATCTGCCATTGTTTCACCTGTGTAAGTAGTATGGAATATAATACCCATTTGACTATTTGCTATTCTTTTGCCTAATTCACTATCAACAGGCACTGCATAAGTTATTGTGTTAGGCTGAAATACTATGCTTTTTTCTCCGTCTATTGTAGTCATTTTTAAATCACTACGGATATACATTAAATCACCCTGTAATACGTCCTGTATTCCTAATTTAGGTAGTTCACGTAATACTATAGCAATTTTATTTCTTAAGTCTCCTTCGTATCCAAACTTGTCTAAATCACTTGCAGATTTTACTAACTTAGGATTTTGTGTAAAAACACTTTTTGTTCCTACAAAAAATTGTCCATCTTCTGGATCAGTACCAACAAATATTGCTGGTGCACCATCCCATTTTACTGTTACACTGCCACCTGTATCTTTGCCTTGTGATAATAAGTTCATTACACTTTTTATATACTGTAGTCCACTCATGGCTCCTTGTTGACCTTGAAGAAATACTAAGTCTTCAATGTGTTCTAAGTGTAAATTTTTATCCTCTGTGATTATTTCTTGATTGTACACGACTCATTTACTTTCTTAATACCTCTAATGAATCGACGATTATCTTGATGTTTAATACTGTTTAGTAATCTACGCTCCAAATCACCTGCAGTTTTCTCATCGTAATGCTTATGAAATTCATTTATTAAGTTAATAGCACTTTCAATTACATTGGTTGCACGGCTTTCTATTACATGTTGACGATCTTTTTCTATAATCATACTGTTTAATTCATGTAATATGCTACGAGTTTTTTTACGCATTGTATTTGCCTATCTTTAATTTTATGTATTTATCGTATAGTTTGAGTATAACATAATACTAAATACATTGCAAGGAGAGAATGCATGGGACAATTCAACAATAAAATTATGGCTGAATTTAATCCACCTCGTAAGTGGACACTTGGTAGGGATTTATCATACACTACATCTGAACTAACTATTGATGAGATAAAAGCACTAAAGAGCGTAGGTGTAAAAATCAAAAGAGAAACTAACAAAACAGAAACTATTACAGTTCCAACAGGATTTGTTACAGACTTGGCTTCAGTACCAAGAGCAATGTGGTGGTTAATCGCACCTTTTGATGTTGCCAGAGCGGCTATCATACATGACTTATTGTACAAAACTATAAGACAGTATCGTTGGAAAAAGAAAGATAAAGAAGATAAGGCTCTTATCAAAGAGGCGAAGGTTGCATCAGACAAAGTATTTTTATTAGGTATGAAAGACGCAGATCCAAAGATACCAGGCTGGAAAAGTTACTTGTCTTGGAAAGCAGTTGACTTGTTCGGCAATGGTTCCATAGTTCCAAACAAAAACAATATCTAAATCAAAAATTTACAACTAGGTATAGTCTCTTACTAAATAAAGTGTGACAAGAAAATCACACTTAGGCACAAAAAGAATTTAGGCAAACTAGAGGCACATAATGAAGATACCAAAAGATGCGAAGGCTCAATTAGAAAGATTACTTGGCAAATTCATAAGGCAAATCCCAGACTCACCCGAGTATCATTCAAGACTTATCGAAGAACTAGAAATCATTCTTAGACTTCGCTTTATCGATTACTTCATAACAATTTGCGATATACTAGCATTAACCGATGACATTACCCATATGACTAGAGGATCAGCAGGGTCAAGTCTCGTCTGTTACCTGCTTGGTATTACAGACGTGGATCCCATAAAATGGCAAATACCGGTAGCACGTTTCCTAAATCCTTTGAGGGACGATCTACCAGATGTTGATATTGACTTTCCGCATTGGCAACAAGAAACTGTTATGAATCGAATATTCGATAATTGGCCTGGTCACAGTGCCAGAATCAGTAATTATGTTACCTATAAAGAACGTAGTGCGAGGCGTGAAGCGGCTCGTCGATTAGGTGCATCTGGTAGACTTCCTCGTAATTTTAAGTATGAAGAATTAGATATAGACAAGGAAGAAGCAATGAGAATAGAAAGAAAACTATTAGGAAAAAAGAGAGCAATATCAAAACACTGTGGCGGAGTATTAATATTCAAACACAAGTTGCCTAAAAGTTTAATGAATGCAGATAAACAAATATTATTAGATAAACATGAAGTTGAAGACTTAGAACATTTAAAAGTTGACATACTTGCAAACCGAGGACTTAGTCAACTACTAGAAATAGATCCTGAAACACCATTAGAAGCATATCCAGAAATGGACTATATGACTGAACAGTTATTGTGCAGTGGCAACGTAATAGGAGTTACACAAGCAGAATCACCTGCTATGCGACGTCTGTTCCAGGCTATACAACCAAAAAGTAAAAGTGATTGTGTTTTTGCTACAGCATTGATAAGACCAGTAGCAACTACAGGTAGACAAAAGGCGGCTTTCTTTCAAGACTGGACAGAACAAAGATTAGAAGACACTATTGTATACGAAGATGATGCTATAAAAAAGATAGCAAAACTTGTAGGATGTGATATGTATGAAGCAGACATGTATCGTCGTGCTTTTGCTAAAAAGGATGAAGAACGTGTAATGGAGTTTATGAGTCTAATGGGAGAGTCTGAAGACAAAGAAGAGATAATAAAAGAACTTTATGGATTAGGAAACTTTGGATTGTGCAGAGCACACGCAGTAAACTTAGGCAGATTAATATGGGCACTTGCTTATCAAAAAGTACATAACCCAAAAGAATTTTGGAGAGCGGCACTGAAACATTGTCAAGGCAGTTATAGACGTTGGGTGCATAAAACAGAAGCAAAAAATGTAGGATGGGACCTGCGTGAACTAGGATATCCAAACGGCATTACAGAGTCACCACAAACACAATACAAACGTTATGGTTATTGGACACAACCAGAATTTATGCCTCATATGTTTATACAAGAAACATGGGGCGATAGAGTAAACTTTGCAGGACTAGTTGCCAACGGAAGAGTATTCAAAGGTCCACAAGGACACTATGTAACTTTTGTTACACTAGGAATAAACAACGGCGAATACGTAGACGTTACTATAAAACGACCATTTAGTTATAGTGACCATGATGTTGTTGTAGGTAGTGGCAAAGTAAAAGTTTCCAATGGTAGTAAATATATAGAATGCTATGATGCTAAAGGTCATAGACTTGACAAGTATCTCAATAAAAGTTAAAATATTATAATGAAAATATTCTGTACAGGAAACGTAGAGAGAAAGTCTATTGCATTTGGATTGGATCAGATTACTGATATAACCAGTGCGAGTATAAGCACAGGTTGGGATTTTAATAACAAAGAAACAATAAAAAAGTTTACAGAAGTAATTTGCAACTACAATGTCTTTGTTAATAGTTGTTATGTAAACAACACTAATCAAAAAACTCTATTAGATATTGCATATAATACTTGGATGGAAAATAATATACAAGGACACATTTTTAACATAGGAACAACTTTAGAAAATACTGATGACCAAAGTGATTACGCAATTTCAAAAAGAAAACTAAGAATGCATAGTATAAATTTAAGTGATAAAACAGGATACAGTGGAGTAAAAACTACTTCCCTTTGTTTAGGTGGAGTGAATGTTGGCACTACTGAAACTGAAACATTTTGTAATCCAATAGACATTGCAAAAACAATAGTGTGGATAACAAAACAAAATCTTAGGATTCCATTAGTACAATTAGATGGCAGAAAAACATAATATCGCGGCGATAATCATAGGATGTTGGGAAGAACACTATCATAATCCTATGATACGGCAATGCTACAAAAACATTAATAATGAAATAATGTCTAACAAAGACATAGAAACTGTTTGGTTAAGTGGCAATCACGTGCCTATTGAAAATAATATATGGTATGAAAATAGCGATAAAATATTCAACAAAGAACAAGGCGTAGATTGGGTAAGAAGATTTTGGTTTTTGGATAAAGGTGAGGAATTTGTTAATACTGCTGATGTAATAAAATGGTTTCATTATGAAGGTAAAACAAAATTATTATTATGGGAACAATGGCAAATTGAATGGTTATTAAATCATTCCTTCAAGCACATTGATACATTATTTTACTTTGGTATTGGATGGAACTATGGCGTGAAACGTGACCCAATTGGTTGGGGACAAATTTGTGATTCTATAAATTATGGACACATAAAAAATAGAAAATTAGTAACAAAGGAAAATTGTGTTTTAAGTAATAAAAATACAGATCCAGATTTTAGAAAAACTACTTTCGATGTTCCTAACTTCAATGAACATAATTGGAAAAAAGATGCAAACTATTACGTTAAGATGGATTTAGATTGGCAGTAGACCAAATTTGATGCATTTTATTACATAGTTTTTCATCTACGTCATAATTCATACCTTTCAAACTATCTATACAACAAACTTCATTTATCACTTCCTCACTAGAGATTGTCCAGATATCTTTGATGCCAAAACATTTTTCCACAACTTCCATACTGTATAAAGTTCTTTGTTCTTGCCACATATAATCATCTAAATTATTATATTTCTGAAACCTTTTATAGGCAAAAGTATTTTTATACTTAGGAACTTCGATAATAACAATTTGTTTCATAGGAAACATATCTCTGCTTTTACCTAACCAATAAAATTCTCCCCAATGTCCACATAATACGTTACCAGAATAATCTTGTATTTTATTTTCTATATTAAGATTTTCAATATCATAATGATGTGCATATTTTGTGTTACTGTTTTTATAATTATCTAATGTTGTACGACTTTGAAATCTACTATCAGTGCTAATTAAATTGGCAAGATGATTCCCTCCTAACCCGGGAGCAAACAACACAAAAACATTTTTTACTTTATTTTCCACAACTTGCATCACAAACTATTAATCTACCTTCTTCAAAACTTTTTTTATTCCAACACATAGGAATATTATTAAACCATTCTATACATTCTTTCAAAGTGTTATGTAAGGCATTATTTGGTCCAATTATATTCATTATTTGTTTATTAACAGGCTGATGCCATCTACCTTTGCCATATTTTCTTGGATTGAATCCCATGTAACAACATGGATAAACTTCTCCTTCACTGGTAACATATATACTTTGTTTTTTAATTGATTCGCAATCTAAATCTTTCTTTGGCTTATCCCAAATATCTTCAATTAACATATCACCCTTTTCAATTATGTCCAGGTAATGTTGTAAACTAGTGGCACCTTCAAAATCTCCTATGGTCCTAACAAAATCTCCGTCTTTGTTAAACACTGGTCCTTTGTCTCTGCCATGGTCAATTAATAAAAAATTTTTAAATCCTAATTGGTGACTAAGATTTTTACAGTCATTTATTTGATGTTCATTATGTTTAAACTTTATCATTTTCCAAACTGCGTTACCACCTGCATCAATAAAAATTTTTGCATTTTTAATAATTTTATCATATGAAGTATTTTGTCTATATATGCTGTGAGTATCTTTTAATCCATCAAGAGCAAAATAAACTTTTACATCTAAACTTGCTAAAGTTTTCCAAAAAGTTGCTGTTTGTAAACTAGCATTTGTACTAATCTCACAAGGAATATCAAAATATTTTATAATATCTAATAGTTCAGGATTCATTAAAGGGTCTCCATAATTACCTTCTAATGTAAAATATTCTAGTTTATTCAAAAATTTTTTAGGAAATATAGTTTTTATCTCGGACAAAGATAAATTCTTTGTTACATATCCAGTGTTATAATTATATCCAAATAAGTTTCTAGGACATAAAGGACAATTTGCATTGCAATGACTACTGATTTCTATTTCTACGTGTCTTATATTTTCATAGTCCAGCATTACTAATCATTATTTTTTAAGCCAGCCAACATATTTTTTAATTTACTGCTTTGTACACTGGCTGTAATCTTACCTGTATCACCAGCATCTTCATTTGGTTCTACTGGTTGTTTATTTTTAATCTGATCATAGATACTACTGCTTTGTTTTTTAAACTGTTGATACTCTTCATCTTCACCTAAGTCTCGAATACGTAAACTTTCAATATCAAATTCTAAATCAACTTTTTGTCCAACACCACTAGAACTTCTTGTTTTCATTAATTGTATTTGATATCTACCACGTTCTCTCATTGCACGACTTGTAAAGATACCAAAAACATTATCAGCAGTATTAATCTTACTTAATCCTCCAGCAATATGAGAATGATCAAATTCTATTTCTTCCACAGCACCTCTGTTCAACTGCGATGCAGTAACAAATACACAATTCAACTCTTTTGCTAAGTTACGAAGTTCCTCACTAACGTACTTGTCTTTCACAAACAAATCATTTGGTGATACTTTAGCACTAACTGGCATAACTAAATCTAAATAATCTATCAGTAAAAAGTCTAACTGTCTTCCTGTTTTTATCTGTAGTTCTTTTACGTATGCTCTTATATCATTGACTGTACTTTGTGCTGGCAAATATTTTATCTGTAATCTACCAGACTTTTTACCTACCATCCGTACTTTCATTTCTACTGTGTCGATGTCTTTAAACACCTCCTTAGTCGACACGTTGGTTAACATACTGTCTATTCTCATAGCACTCAAACCTTCACTTAATTCAAGACTAATGTAGACACCATTTAGACCTGCAGTTATCCAGTTAACTGCTAAATTCTGCATGAACAAACTTTTACCAGACCCACTGCCACCTGCAAATATGTTTAGTTCTCCTTTATTCATGCCACCAAACAATTTTTTATCTAATCCAGGCCAACCTGTGCTAATTTGTCCATTATTATCTTTCAATGCCATTAGTCTTGCACGAGGATCTTCAAAATAATCTGTTCCCATATCTTTCGTCAAACTAATTTGCACTGCGTCTTTTATTATTTTTTCTACAGGATCATATGTTCCTTTTTCTAATAAATCAGCACTTTTTAATATTGCACGTTCTAGTTCTTGTCGCTTTGTAAAACCTTCAAACTCTTCTAAGAACCAATCATTATGACTTTCATTTGTATCTGGTACTGGTTTTAGTTCTGTCCTTGCTACTGCCTTAACTTGTTCATAAGTAGGCATTGTGTGATGTTTATCTGTATGCTCCTTGATAAATTTTGCAGTGTCTTTCAAACTTTTGTCAAAGTTTTGAACATTAAAAATATTTTGCACACGAATATAATTTTGTGCATCCATCATCATCATTTCTAAAAATAATTTTTGTAAATCTATACTGTACTCTTTAGCCATACTTATATACTACACTCTTTCATTAAACATTACAAGAGCAATTTTATCATTTAATTCATTTTGTAAAAAATTATCACTTGTATGATATTCACTTCTGTCCCACTTCACTGCATAACCTTTCTGCCATTGGAATATTTCTTTTATACTCAGTAATTGTACGTCTTGCCAACGGTTATGTGTAAAATATTTGTTGTATTCTTCCTTTGTAGGATGATTCTTATTAATCGGCAATTGTCTTAAAGTAGTAAGTCCATCGTCTTTTACTGTGCTAGTTTCATTAAAAATAATAGTTCTACTATCCACTGTTTCATATGGCACTAATATTGCATGTCCAGGATTCATATCCTCTCTATCATAGTCAGTATGAATGCCAAAAGGTTTGAATGCAATGTTAACCTGAGCCATTAATATTCTTTCATTTTGCAAATGCTCTTTAAACACTTTAGATAAGATCATTATCTCTTGATTGTTTACTCCGTTCACGTAACCTTTTTGTTCATGTGGATGAGCGTCTGCAGGTCTGTCTAATCCTTTATCATTGAAATTTAAAGTTTGTTTATCCTTTTTAAATCTATACTTTTCTATTAAGGATCTTGTTATTTTTTGTTGTGTTTCATTTAATTTAAATATCATGCAGTGCCTCCACTGACTTGCAACTTTAAGGACCATTTACAAAAGTTATTTTTATCTGGCACATGCATAATTCTTTTTTCGTTATTGACTCCAAAATATGGATCAAAGAATAAACTATGAAACTGCCAATCTTCAATTATTAAATATTCCATAAAAAGTCTTTTTATTATGACTGCTTTATCCTTAATTATTTTTCCATTTACTAATTTAGTATCTCTGTCTTTGCCGAACATATAAAATATTATTTTATCTTCATAGTTATATGTAAAATCTAATGTGTGTGTTCCTGACTCTAATTCATTAGGTTGTACTAACTTATTGTTTATACTAAAGCCAGCAGTGCCATTACATTCTGTAAATTCAACCTCCACTTTGCCTTTAGGCATTTTCTCTTTTATCTCTTTTGATGTACATAGTAAGATTTAACATCTGTTCATCGTCATGATTCATTTTAAATCCTAATTTTTTACAATGTTTCGCAAGTTTCAAACGCCAAGCAACTCTTTGTTCCAAGGTGCTAGGACCTGTCCAATTGTTTTCATTTGTTCCAGGAATAACTCCGAATTCAGCCTGCATTTTTGGATTGTCTAATCTAGTTCCTGGCAAAATGCCCAAAGTTGTTCCAAGACTTACTGCATGAATTGTTTCAGTATAATCTTGCGATAGTTCAGTAAAAAACTCCATTTGCTCTTCTATGCTTTTATCAGTATCAGTAAAATAGCCTACTATCATCATGAAACTAGTTGTAATACCATATCTCTTTTGACATGCTAGTCCGTATCTAATATCGTCATTGCTAAATTTTTTACCCATATGTTCTCGTGCTTCTTCACTTAAACTTTCGATTCCAACGCCTAATCTATACGCACCTGCTTTTGCACTTTGTTTCCATATTTCATCAGGCATTTGATTAGCAGGTCGATATATAAATTGCCCGCCCCACTTAATAGGAACATCAGCAGTTTCATTATAATCTGCTAGTGTGTTAATAAAGTCTTTATATGCTTTCATACTTCCGTTAATTAAACTATCTGTAAAATAAAATAAGTTATTATTGTATTTCTTCTGTTGATAAATCATTTCATTAGCAATACTTTTTCCATCTCGCCATACAAATTTCTTCCAATGTGTATGTATGTCACAGAAAGTACATCTTCTTACACAACCTCTACTACCAGTAATAGGAATCCATCTCAAATCATCAGGATATTTACTCCATAGATAACTATCATAATTAGGATAAGGAAATTCATCAAGATTCATTATTTGATTCCATTCGCCTGTATTTTTATGATCACCTTTAAGTATATCTACAATTGCATATTCACCTTCACTTTTAACCCAATAATCACATAAATTTCTTTCTTCAAACCAAGGACCCCAACTATCACTATTCATTCCTGTTATGCCCAAACCAGCACCACCTAAAATTATTTTTATCTCTGGAGCCATCATGCGAATATATGTACACAAACTTTTTGTAACATTCACACACTGAAATGTAAAAACACTTATACCAATATATTTAGGTTTATATTCTAACATTTTTTTAACATGGAATGTCATTAATCTATCAATGTAGTCAAAATCGCTTACATAATTTTTTACTGCTAAGTCATTTATTTTGTCATCATCTTTGACTTCGATATTGAAATCATAAAAAGCACCAGTGAATCCAAACTTTTCTATCATACTAATTAGTAAACCAGGCGCCGCAGGCACTCTGCCACTGTAAGTTAAAGGAACACTGGTAATTAAAACATCTACCATTTTTTTCTCAAGAGATTAATTTTTAACCTATTCGTTTGTTTTGCATCTATAATGCTTTTCAATGTAAATAATTTTCCGTATCTTACTACAGCATCATTAACATCTTTTATGTCATCTTCCCATTCAGGAAAACTAACACTCCAACCATATTCTAAAGCATCATCTATTAATTTTTGTCCACTTGCATCTCTATCAGGAACTAAAACTATTTCATTTCCTAGTGTGTCGATTATTTGTGCCTGTGTATCGCTACAATTGTTACTTAGTATTGCTACTCCTCCAATACTAAGAGCGTCAAGTATACCTTCAGTTACAACTGTTAACCTAGCATTTGAATGCTGATTATCAATGCCAAAGACATAGCCAGTGTCATGATTAGTAAAATATTTGGGTTTTGCGGTGTCATCTGTACTCCTTGCAGTAAATCCTATTGTTTTACCTTTCCATGTAAATGGAACTATTATCCTATTATACATCTGTACAGGTTTATTGTTTGCCCACAATAATTTATCTAATGGTAATGACCTCGACTTTGCATAGTCTTGAATATGCTTAGGTGCTTCATTAATATTTATTGCGTTCTCAGGTAAAACACGTTCTTTGAAATCAACTTCGAAAGTTTCTTTTTTTATTTTGATGTCTACTGTATCTTTTATTCTTAGTGCTTCGATATTAAGCAATTGAATAGTATTCTCATCAACTCCAAGCCAAGTCAGTAATTTACGCATCTTAAAACTTACATGTCGTCCTGGTTGCCATCCAGTTTTAAAATTGCAATTAAAACAATGATAACTTACTGTTTCATCTTGAGTGATTACGCCGCCACGTCCTCTTTTATCCTGGCTTTCACCATTATGCG